AGTCTCCGCACAACTACCATACCTAATTGCTCATGCGGCAAATAGTTTGTATGCAAGGAAGCCAGTTGGATCCATGAATCCTCCTAAAAGCGGCATTCCTTCGGCATCGGTATCAGATCGTTCAACATCTAAGAAGGCTCAAAACATCAAAGCAATAAGTCAACAATTCCGTGATAGCGGAAACAAAAGTGATTTCATTCGTCTACGAACCCTTCAGTTATCTAATCAATAAACATTTAATAAAATGGCATTTTCAAATACATTCACAACATTACCGGGATCGGCTTCTTCCAATCGTGAAGACTTAACCGACATCCTGTCAGTACTTGCCCCCGAGGAAACTCCAGTTCTCTCCGGCGGTTCTCGTAAAAAAGCTACCAACGTTAACTTCGAGTGGACACTTGACAAGCTGGACGATCCAGCCGCCGCAGGTGTTGTCGAAGGTGCTGACGTTGCAACATTCACTGATGCATTCGCCGCTCGTGAACGTACTTCTAACTACGTTCAAAAGTTCCGCCGTGACTACATGGTATCAGACCTCCAAGAGGCTACTGATTCTGTCGGTCCTGCTAAACTTGCTGAGGCTGAAGCCAAGTCAATCCGTGAACTAAAACGTGACATCGAGCTTACTCTTTGTGGTGCTCAAGACAAACAAGTAGGAACCGGCTCCGATGCCTATCTTACTGCTGGTCTTGGTGCTTTCATCGATGACACTCCTGCCACAGGTCTAGTTCCTACTGGATTTGAGACTCCCGGTTCTAGCATCTATGCTACAACTGGATTCAACGAAGCTAAGTTCAATGACTTGATCTCCAGCATCTACCGCCAAACAGGCAACGTAGATAGCTTGACTCTTGTTGCTGACACAGGTCTTCGTCGTGTAATCTCTGATTTCGCTCGTGTCGGTGGACTTCTCTCTGATTCAGTTCGTTCGGTTAACTATGACGGTGGTTCTTCCACAATCAAGTTGTCAGTTGAGCTTTACCAAAGTGACCACGGTATCGTGAGCATCATCAATGGTAACCCAGCTTGTATGCCTGCTTCGACTGGTACTACAACTACTGCTACTGGATACTTGGTTAACCCTGAGTACTACGGCATCCACGAACTGATCCCAATGGGTTCAACTCGTCTGCCTAATCAAGGTGGCGGCGAACGTGGCTACGTTGATTGTGTTCTTGGACTTGGTGTATACCATCCTCAAGCTCACGGTAAGATCACTCAGATCGACTAATTCAATCCGAAGTCTCCTTGCCCCATCTGGGGCAGGGAGCTTCTTTTTATCTACACATATGTCAGAACAAATAAGTCCAGAATTAAACGAATACGTTGACAAATACTTGGTCAATGAAGTTCAAACAGAGAAAGAACGTGTTGATGTTGCCAAAGAAGAGGCACACTCCAATGTCGGGAAGACTCACCCGGTGCTTGGTAAATGCATTGCAACTATACCTGCTCGTGAATACTTTCGATTGGTTCAACAATACGGAACCGAAGAAGTGCACAGCAAAGAATTTTTAAAGTTTTTCCAAAAGGAAATGCCTGAGCTTGCTCCTAACAAAGTCTAATGGCTAAAAGTTATACAGATCTATTTCAGCTAGTCCGGTCCTTAGCCGGGGTAGATTCATTTACTACAAGTGAAGAAAATGACATTCTACGTTTAGCTAATCGCAGGCTGTATGAGGCTTACAGTGCTTCTCCAATGTGGACACCTTACGTTATTGTAGGAGAAAAGAGAACCATATCTAGTGACCAAGTTGTCCCGTTTACACAAACAAATCCACTTAAAGATACTGTATCTGAGTTCCAACGTATTCATCGTGACCAGCCGTTTCTTAATTCAGGAACTATGGAGTATAACTTTTATGTTGATGCGAACGGTGCTCACGTAATGAACCTAGGTAACACAACTGACAGTTCAGTTTATGTAACCTACAAAAAATCATTTTCTGATTTTACAAAAGATTCAACAGATATTCCTGAAGAATTTTTCTACTTCGCGGCTCATGCTACTTATGCTGACTTCCTTCGCATGGATGGGCAGACTAGTAAAGCAATGGACGAAGAAAATAAAGCAACCTCTTACCTAGCAAACGAGCTAGAGAAGCTCGATATAATCTCAAACAATAATACAATTCGACGTAAGTTTACTACTTATGTTTCAACACAATCAAGATAATGGCTAATTCATTTGTTACAAATCTATACCTCAGCCCAACACAAGGTGCCAGTGCCCAACGTTTATCCGTAACATCCGGTGCCGCAGTTGAGTTCGGAGCCTTTGATCCATCTACTAATGTTATTTCATTTGACGTTCAAACAGCAGATGTCTTTATGACACTCGATGGATCTACTCCAAGCACAGCAAACGGTCACAAGTTGTATGCCGGACGTGCATACTCTCTAAGCATTCAAGCCGCACGAGTTGCTAGCTTTATTGCTGACAGTGGCACCGCTATTGTATACGGAACAGAGATGTCTTCCTAGATGGAATCATCTCAAATTAGTTTACTATCCGGACCGGACCTTCAAACTTTTGGGGCAAGGAGCGGAGCCTTTGGGGACGTAGGTGCAGGTCTTATCGATACAGGTGACCTACCTACTCCTGATCCTTTTAAGTTAAGGTTGTTTTCTTTTATTGCTAGCGGTGCCGCTTCTGAGTCTTTTAGTTTTACCAGAGGCGGGACGGGGACTGTTTATTTTGGTGACGGAACAAGTTCAAATGTTGCTGGTTATGTTAGTAAAACCTATAGTGGTCTTACTTTGGGTGATGTAATTTCCGTAACTACGGATGCCGAATTTGATTTTGGAGTTGATTCTGGGACTGGAGCATCTTCTATAAAAAATTTAGGAGGACTAGAGTTTTATTGGGATACGATTGCTAATGGAACAGCAGTATTAAAGTTGCAAGATTTAGGTATAGATCGACCAATGCCAAAGTGGAACAACGGCGAAAGTATAAACTACAGTACATTCAACCTTAAGGGTAATTCTATTCCCGGGGCATTCCCGTCAAACATTACTTCTGCCAATATGTTCGTTCAGGGTAATAAATTTACTGGAGAACTTCCAAGTTTAAATTCATATGCAAGAAAGTATCAAGTTCAGGGTAATGCATTTGAAGGAAGCATACACGATATAAGTAGTAATACTAGAATTGATTCATACCTAGCATACGGTCAGGACAATGGGCAAACATACTCAAGGATTTATCCTAAGATTATGTTAACCGGTGAAATACCAAATCTCTCAGGTGCTACAAATTTAACATTTTATCACGTTGGTGCAGGCGAACCTTGGAATCGTGGATTTAAAAACGATTTTAGCCTAGCATCTGATTTTGATGTAACAAATAAATTGTCAAAATTCTATGCAAGTAATTGTCAACTATCCACAGTCGAGGTTGATAAAATATTAAATGCCTTTGCTAATGCCGGAACAACTAGCCCAAACATTATAGACATAAGTGGAAGCAATGGCTACCCTACATCAGCAGGATTAGCCGACAAAGACACACTGGTAGCGGCAGGATGGACAGTTAATTTACCAGCATCAAATTAATTATGGAAGAAATATTTGCAAAATCATTTATAGGAACCGGAGGCTTTTTGGCTACACTTGGACTTCAAGAAATTAATGCATTCGTCAGCCTGCTCGTGGGCTTGGCTACACTTGGATACATGGTATCATCAATCATTAAAATATGGAAAGGACTTGGTAAATGAACATAGAACTATTAGCAATGCTAGGCGGTGGTGTTTCAGGATTCATAATGAAACTCATAGCCACTCAAGCCGAAGCACAAGGTCGTGCCCTTGAGGCAATGATCCAACGTCAGAACGTAGCGGACCTGTCTGCGGACAAGGCATCCGCCCGTGGTGGTGTATGGGTTCGTCGGGCATTAGTAGCAGTAACGTTCTTTGCTATTGTAGTAGCCCCATTCGTCTTTGCATTTACTGAGGTAGGGGTAACCATAGGCAGGGAAACAAACGGCTTTCTAGGGCTATTCAAGACCCTTAAATGGGATACCCTGCAGGGCTTTGTAATTCTACCGGAGGTTCGCCAGACAGCACTAGCTATTGTTGGCTTTTACTTTGGGTCATCTCAAGTTAAATAAAAGGATATATTATGCCAAAAGGAAAAGGAACATACGGAACAAAGCGAGGAAGACCACCAGCCAAGAAGAAAATGAAACGTGGTAAGTGCTAATGGCTAAGATTTGTAAAAAAGGAATAGCTTGGGCACGTAGGACTTTTGATAAGTATCCTAGTGCTTATGCTAACATGGCGGCATCAAAGTATTGCAAGGATCCGAACTATGCCAAGGGCAAGAAAAAGAAAAAGAAATAATGGGTGAGCTTAAAAAGTGGAGACAACAAAACTGGGTTAGGATTGGAATCGACGGATCGATTAAAGGACCTTGCGGAACGTCTAAGAACAAAAAGAATCCCGACCGTTGCCTTCCGATGGCTAAAGCTAAGAGCTTATCAAAATCAGAGCGAGCCGCTACAGCAAGAAAGAAAAAGAAAGCTGGAGCAAAAGGAAAACAATTTGTAAGTAACACCCCTAAAGCAAAAGTAAAACGTGGCAATAAATAAAAGTAAAATGAAATGCAACTCACCTCGCAGAGACGTGCAAGGTGGGAAGAAGTTTGTCGTCAAGGCTTGCCAAGGAGGTAAAGAAAAAGTTGTCAGGTTTGGTGATGCTAACATGACCATAAAGAAAAACCGTCCGGCACGGAAGAAAAGCTACTGTGCAAGAAGCGGAGGGATCAAAGGTAAATCAAATAAGTTGTCAGCTAACTATTGGAGCCGCAAGGCTTGGAACTGCTAATGCCCGGAAGATATAGATCCTACGGTCGTGAGGACGACCAAATGAAAGAAGACCTAGAGATTGGATTCTCTGGGTTTAATAATCGTGTCCGCCCTGACCAATTAAAGCCGGGAGTTTTAGCTGAATCAAAAAATGGTCGCCTTGATTTGAACGGAGAGTGGCAAGTCCGCAAGGGGGTCAATGTTTTAAATGCCCCGTTTGTAACAGGATCAGCAGTATTCCGTTTGCCTACTGCCGCAGAAGAAGGCTCAACAACTATAGGTGATTTGCCTCAAGTAATGGAAGGAGTTTCTATTGCTACTGACGGAATCGTAACAGTTGTTTTAACTAATCATGGATTTTCAGTAGGGGATGAAGTTGTTATTAATGGTGTATTTAGAGCAAGCCTTCCTGACATAAATGGCAGTCATACTATTACAGTTGCCAGTGGTGCTAATAGATTTAAGTTTGATTCAGGAATAACTGGTAGCACGGGAGCATATACATTTCCTCCGGCACAGGGGCTAGTAACTTCGTTTACTTTACCATTTGTCCCGGTTACAGAAGTCCTAAGCACAGCACCTCTATCTTCCCCGGGAGGAGCTTCTATTCCTTCGGAGGCATCAGTTACGGGTGTTCGTGCCGGGACTAATTACAGCAACCCAGATGTTGATAAAGACGGAGAATACATTGTAGCATCAACGAATTTGTCGGCACTAGTTTTAAAGTTATCAAATCAAGAAACATTTGAAATGAAGTTTCCTGAAGGTGAAGTTGTTCTTCAAAGGTCGGATATGCTTCAGGCATTTAATCGATTGTTTATTTTTCGTGATAGTCAGATTGCACTTGAAAACAAAAAGTTCTTTGATCCGGTCAGCATTAAGACAATATCTCAAACAGCAAGTACGGTAGTCGATGTTACCACATTTTTAAAGCACGGGTTACTTGACGGAGACATGGTAGAAATACGTGACGTTACCGCAGGAACTATTAATCCCAATGGTCAATTTGAAGTAACGAGTGTAACTGATACAGGATTTACCTACAACGTAGGAACTTCCGGGACTGAGTCATATACAGTTACCGGGGACTCAAAGATTTATCCCACCTTCACTCGAGTGGCAGAAGGAGATTATCAACAACCAATTATAATATCACCGACCAGTGTTGATATTGCAGATGGTGAAGTGGTAGCAACGTTAACGGCTCCAGAAATAGCTAATCTTAAAATTGGAAATACCATAATTATTGAAGATGCCGGAAACTCTGAACTAGAAGTAGGATCAGAGCACGTGCTTTCTAATGTAGATAATACCGCAAATACTATTTCTTTTTATTCTCAGACAACAAACATAACCAATGCACAGAATGTAGTACTTGAAAGGCAGGTGTCAATCGGGCTAGGGTTTATGCATATGCCTGCACCTGAGTTCGGGGTGTATCACCAACGTCGATTAATTACACCCTTTCGTTATAATCAGAAAAGCATTAATCCCGGATTGCCAACTGAGTTTACGGACATATATTCTACCGGAGTAAGAGATGAAATAGCCGTTAGTGATATTCTTGACTCAGATACGTATGATCAGGTTTATGCTAAGTTTAGATTTAATGCTGGCACCGCTGACTATACGGTCGGTCTTCATTCTTTTTCTGATGACAAGCTTTTAGTATTTAATCGTAACAGCATTCATTTAGTTATGAATAGCGGTAACCTTTCTACTGCTCAAACTCAGTTGTTGACCAACGAGGTAGGTTGTGTTGCCCGGGATAGTATAATTCAGGTAGGCAACAATGTTTTGTTTTTATCTGACAACGGTGTATACGGGGCAAACTTCCAAGACCTTTATAATCTTCGTGGCAATGAAGTTCCCTTGAGTGAGTCAATTAATAATACGATGCAGTTTATTAACAAAGACTTATGGGATAAAAGTTCCGGGGTTTATTTTGATAATCGTTATTACCTAGCAATTCCCCTTAATGAGGAAACGGTTACGGTTGACGAAGAAGGAAACGTATCAGCAGAAATAACCCGTGCTTCATTTAATAATCGAATCATTATTTATAACTTCCTTAACAAACAGTGGGAATCAGTTGATAATGTCGGAGACAGCAATTTTGAATACAAGAAACTCATTGTAGCCGGTGACGGAGAAAATCGTGGTGTTTATATTCTCAGCACAAATGGGGGCATTCACAGGCTTGATGTATTAGATCAAGGCAATGACCGTGTAATTACTGAGGTTGCAACTGGATCAGAAGACTTAGTTACTACACCAAACATCGAGGGAAAGATGACAACCCGGATGTTTACTAATCAAACAATTGACCGAAAGAAGTGGAATAACTTTGAGATGCAAGTTCAATCACATATTGACTTAAAGTCAGATTTCTTTATTACTGGTATAACAGAAAATGTTGATGATACAATAGATCTGAAACAATTATCCTCTTACCTTAATAATGAATTACTTCCTGAAGACGAAGATGTTTCTATCCGGGGACGGATTGGAAACAAACGAGCTTACGGATTCCAGTTTAAAATTGACCGGACTACCGGTCGTCCTCGTGTTCGTAGCCTAAAGGTTGCGGCGGCAGAAGCATTTAGATCAATAAGAGAAGCAACATAATGGCAACTATTTTAAATACAACTCAACAATATTTAGCGGCGGATGTCGTCACTCACACTAACTTAAATAACATTATAGGTGGCACAACCTTTGTATCCGGAGTTGACGGAGCTACGGACGATGTAAGCCTAGAGGTAGCTGGCGGCGGATCATTGCAAATAAAAGATGACGGAGTAACTACTCCTAAGATCCTTGATGCTAATGTAACCAAAGCCAAGTTAGAGGATATATCCGCCCCCCTTAGGCTTCTTGGTCGAACTACAGCCGGAGCAGGTGCACCCGAAGAAGTTACTGTTAATGACGATGATGACCTTTCTTCGGCATCAGCTATTACCTTAGCTACGGATGAAAGCATTAAGGCTTATATAGATAAGTTAAAACCAAATGTAGTTCAATCAGTAAAAAGCGATACTTTTGAAAATTTAAATCCACAAAACCAATGGAATGAACTGACTGGATTATCAGTTAGCATTACTCCTAAATTTGCTAACTCTAAAATTCTAGTTGAAGCTATGGTTTCTAACTCAACTAATGATACTCGCTACGGAGTTCTGTTCAAACTAGTCAGGGATACAACAGATATTGCACTAGGTGATACTGATGGTGACCGAACACGATGTTCATTTACTGGAGGATATTCCGGCGGAAGAACTTGCCCATCCAACGGTGTTAAGTTTCTTGATAGTCCGACCATAGTGGTAGGAACACCTATAAATTATCAAGTTCAATGCTCCCTTGAAACTACGGTGGATATATACGTCAATCGTAGTAATACTAATACTGATGCCAACGAAGTACCTCGACCGATTTCTTCGATAACCGTAACTGAAGTTTATCAATAAAACAAAAGTTTAACAATTTAAATTATGCCACTAATACAATCAGGTAAAACTTTTAACGATGGCGAGCAGTTAACTG